CTTATGAAGGGCTTTGAGGAGTTTTTACCGTTAGCAATGAATGTATTAGGTATCAACAAACTTCCACCAATTAAAATTGTAAAAGATGTTCCAGGAGCTCAACCTAGTTTTGGTGGATTTGATCAAGACTCGGGAATAATTTATATACAGATAACAAATAGACATCCACTTGATATATTCCGCACACTGGCTCATGAGCTAGTACATTTTAAACAAGACGCTGAACACAAGTTAGATGGCGAAAGTGGTAGGACTGGTAGTCCCATGGAAAACGAGGCAAATGCCACTGCTGGCATAGTCATGCGTTATTTTAATAAACGGTATCCTGAGTATCTAGGTCAAAAACCATTAATAAAAGAAGATACTAGCGATTATGAAATACATAACTATGAAAAATTAGATAAGATTTTAACTATGCTGTGTAAGATGGTTATTAAAGGACAACAGTCCAATAAAGGCTACGGCATGGTTGCTGCCGCAGTGTTAGATCCAGATAATCAATTAGTTGCAAAATTAAACTATCCTGCAGATGACGGGCTACGTGTTCATGCTGAACGTGCAGCCATGGAGGCATATAAATTAAAGTATGGTGAAATTCCAAAAGGTAGTATTGTTATTACAACGTGTAGTCCGTGTAACGAAATTGGCGATGAAACAGCAGATGGTCGTAGTGGCAATAATTGTACTGATTTAATTAACAATTCACCTGTGCGTAAAGTATACTGCGGTTATATAGATCCAAGTCAAGGTGACGAAGAACACGAGGAACGCGATTTCAATCTTATGGAAACTGAGAATGGTAAGATACGTGATTTATGTAAATCATTTGCTGCCACATGGTTAGATATTGATGAATCATTAACTCCTAACAACATACACACATTAGCAGACCGTAAGGGTGTGAAATGGGACAACGAACCCAGTTTCCTTAAACTTACTAAACGCCTAACTGGTCACGAGCACCTAGATGATTTAGATCAGACAGATCTACAAAAAGTTAAACATCATTTAGAAAAGCAAGGTGTGGCGGAAGGTGCAACAGTAACACGAATTGATTCTAAACCTGTCACAGATTTTGTGTCTGGCCTCAAAGCATACAAGCATACAGATGATTGGAGTCAGAGTGGTTTAGATACAGGTGACGATAGTTATTGGAAAAACAAAAATCTTAAAACTAACACTACTAAAGGATTGTTTGCCGGTGATCCGCGTAGAACAGCACTATACGCTACAGGCAATGCACATGAAACACGCTATGTAGAATTTACGAAAAACGGCCAACCTATTGTTTATTTTGACCAAAAAGATTTGCCAGCAATGCGTAGTCGTAAAACTTACTTAACTGTGTTTGATGCTGGCGATTTCAGACAATTACCAACAGGTGAATGGTTTAGTGAAAATCCTAGTAAGCCTATTAAACAAATGCCCATCGGTGATCCATTCAAATATATTGCTAGTCAAGGGTGGATAGTCCGTGTTACTGATGATTTAGATAAAGTATTCAAACAAGTAAAAAACATGCACAAAGCAGGTAAAATTGCTCATTATGGTGCAGAGGGTATGAATGAAAGTAAGCAAGGTGTGGCGGAAGGCATAGAACAAAAACCAGTAATCATCTACACAAATAATAGAGGTGCCACAATAGATGATGGCATAAAGAAAAGTTTGCCGGTGACTGAATTACCTGCAAATAAATTACAGATGTGGGAAAAGCATAAATCAATGAAAGATCCTAAAATTGCCAATTGGGTCACAAATAAACTTTTACCAGAATTAAAACAAAATGGTGTATTAAAGCCTTTGCTTGTGTGGAATAATGATGGTGAATTTTTTGTAATAGATGGAAATCATAGGTTTATAGCATATCAAGTGGCAGGCTACCAAGGCCGCGTTCCTGTACAAATAGTTCCTGACAATATGGTAAACATTTCTGACACATTGCCAGGTCAGCAAGGTGTGGCGGAAAACTTTGCCGATGGTAAAAATCCCGGACGTAAAGGTCTAGCCAAACGTTCAGGAGTCAACACCAAAGCGTCAGTGAGCAGTCTACGCAAGACAGCAAAGAACTCATCAGGTGAAAAGCAACGCATGGCCCACTGGCTGGCCAACATGAAAGCTGGAAGAGCAAAATGAGACTTAGAGAATTTATACTTAAAAAAGATGTAAGTGAAGAACTACGGGATTACGAGCCAAAACAAGTTCCTCATGTGACTCAAATAGTAGATGCACCAGATGCTTTTGCACCGGACACACAACAACTGTTGCATGACAAGTATGTATACAATAGACTAACCAAAGATGCCTTCTTAAAAATGAGAACTCGCCCTGATTTTAATTCTATGATTGAGATTGAACAAGTATTCAGCGAGCCTATGAAAAGTAAAGTAACTCTTGTGTTTGATAACAGTAACGACAAGGGATACTGGATAACTCCCGTAGAGTTTGATACAATTAGCAAAGAAATTGCGGCCGATCGACTACTAAGTAAAAACAAACGACCCGGCGGTGTGCCTATGGCGAAAGATCCTATGGCTACAGATAAGTTGCCCAACTCTATGCGACAAAGTCAACCGCCGATGCCTGGCAAAGAACAAGATCGTGCATATCGCGGTATTGGCGCAAATATGCCAACAGAATCCCTTGATGAAGATTGGAAATCAAATGCTGCCGCTGCTGCCATGGCGGGTACTATGGCTGTAGGAGCTCAAGGTAAGGCTCCTCAAATGGTTCAACAGATTGT